GCGCTCGCCCGCGCACGCCGTGTTCGACGGTGGGCCAGCAGTTCACCTCGCTCTCGGCGTGCGCGGGCGAGCGCATCGGTGCCGGCAGTTGCGAGATGCCATGCACCAACGACGGGACTTCGATGCGCTCTCTCACCACGAGGTCGAGCCTCCACCGGGGAACTCGAACCAGCGGCTTGCGATGTAGGCAAGGTTGCCACGGCGGCGCGGGTTGTAGCTCGCCTGCGTCGTGTCGCGGCGCTTCACTTCTTCCCACGAACGCTGCTTGGCTTCGCGCAACTGCCCAGCGGTCTGCGCGTCAACCGTGACCGTGATCGCGAACTCCAGGCACGCGCAATCGACGATGTACGTCTGCATCACGGGCGGCAGGTTGTCGAACGTGATGTCGCGGACGATCTCGGCCTTGATCGTGGTGCCCGTAGCCCAAACCGCTGTGTTGTCCGTCTTGTTGTAGAGGTAGCCGCTTCGAGCCACGACATCCTTCCCGCTGTTCTGCGGCCAGATGTCGATGGCGAGCGCGTCGGTCGGCACGGCGATGGCCCCACCTGACTCGCTCAGCACGTACTCGTAGTCGGTGTTGAAGTCCCAGCCCTTTTCAAGCACGCGCAGTTTCTCTTGCTCCAGAATCGCAATCGCGCGCGTCGTGAAACGATCAGGCGACGAAAGCGAAGCAACCGGGTTGATCTGGCCGGCGCGCAAGACCTTGTTCGTGGCTTCGAGGCTGAGCATGGGAGGTGGCCCGACGCCTGCCGGAGCAGGACAGACGCCGGGCCGAGTGGCAGAGGATCAGGACAGGGACAGTTCCACCGAGTACGCCGGTTCGGCGATGTCGATGCCGTCGATCACGCGCATCTGCGTGACCCAGCCCCAACGCGAGTTCTGCTTGTAGACAAGCATCTCGAGCGGGCTGCGCATCAGGCGGCGAACCGCGAACGGGTGGAACACGTAGCCAGCGTTGTTCGTGAGATCGACGCCGGATTGGTACGTCCCGCCGGTCGGGCCGGGGGCCGTGGTCGTCTTGTGCTGCGTCGCCCAGCCGTCCGCACCACCACCATCAGCGGTGTAGCTGACCTGAGCGTCCGCGAGCCCAACGCTCGACTGGAGCTTGATGCCCGCGCATTTGAACACGTCGCCCTCGGCGAAGTCGCCGTTGTCCTTGTAGACAACATCGCGGTCGAGGAGCTGACGGTCGAGCACGAGCGCCCAATACTGCGACGGACGGATGACCGCGATGCGCCCCTTCTTCGGGCAACGCTTCTGGTCGAGTTCCATCGCAGCGGCGGTGATGGCAAGGACGAGCTTGGAGCCGTCCGTGTTCATCGCCGCGTTCTTGAGATCGGCATTCGTCGTGTTGGTCGTGACGTTGTGCCAGCTCGTTCCCACGAACGTCTGCTGACCCGACGTGACGCCTGCCACGGGGATGTTCGCGTCAGAACGGGCCGCGCCGATGATCGCACGGTGAGCCTTGAAGTCCGTGTAGCGCGCGAGCGCCTCGGCCAAGCCACCGTTGATGATCTTGCGAGAGTCGAAGTGGATCTGGAAGTCGTCCCAGTCCGGGATGCAAGCGTTCTGAGTGAACGGATCATCCAAGAACATCGGGCGCTTCGTCATCGGCATCGTCTGGACGTATCCAGAGTCGATGAGCACGTCCTCGCCGCGAGTATGCGCCTTGCCACGCAGCGCCCGACCGGCAATCGGCATTTCCCACTGACTGCCTTGAGCGACAGTCTTGACGGGGATGTGCTGGGCGACCTCCATGCCCAGCTCATTCATCATGAGCACCTCGCCGTAGTATTGGGCGAGTTGGAGTGCGGTGACGGAGCCGGTCAGTTGGTTCTGACCCGGCGCAAACATCGGAGACGGAGCAGCCATGTTGAGTCTGTGTTGCTGGACCCCAGGAAGGGTCGGATGCCAACACTCGCCAGCATGGCCGTGTCTCGCCAGTTATCCGCCGGAGCGGGCAAGTGGACAGACTCAGCCGGTGAGTCTTGTAGATGTCGAGAGAGAAAGAACGCGGAGCGCCGGTTATCCAGTCGCGGCGAAGCGGACCCCGCCGCGAGCGGGCTCGGCACTTGGAATACTATAGCGTCGCGGCCAGCCTCCGGTTGTGCTCTTCAACCCTGGTCAGCCACGCCGCGCGATTGCGGTCCTCGAAAGACTGACGCTGAAGTGGCGGAGGAATCGTCTGCGCGTTGACGGTCACTGGCTTCGCCTGTCTAGGTTTGGGCTGGCTCGCCGCTTTTCGTCCTCTCCGTTTCAGCTCAGCTTCAAGCTTCTTGACGGCGAGCGACAGACGAGCGATGTCGGCATCGGCTTTTCTGATGCGCTCAGCAAGGCCAGCGTCAACGTCGCTCGCCTTGCTCCTCGCGTAGAGATACGCGCGAATGCGCGCTCCAAGCATCAGACCGAGTTGCGTGAAATTCATGGCCGATCTAGTCAACCGTGTCGCCGATTGCAGCATTCTGGCGAACGAACGGAGAGAGCATGGCGCGCTGAGAGACTTCCTTGATGTAAGCCTCGTCGCCGTTGATGTACCGCTCGTCGGCAAATGCCTTTTTCAGTTCGGCCTCGGAGCCGAAGCCGGAGACGCGCTTGGCGGGACCGCCGGGGACGCTCACGATGACCTCGCGCGCTTCATGCCCTTCGGCCGCGCGGTATCGGTCGGTCAGTGCGCGAGCGGCGTTCATCTGCCGCGTCGGATTGCCCGACGCCATCTCCTGCTGGAGCGAAGTCAGCTCGTAGCGCGTCATCTTGCCCGACTCGACCGCCCAGCGCAGTTGTTCCTTGAGCGCGTCGTCGCCACCGGAGATGTCGCCGAGATCCTTGCGGAACTTGGAGACGGAATCCTGCGCGAGTTCGACCTGGTGCATGAGAAGGTCGCGGGAGAGCCCGTATCCGGCGAGTTCGTCGATCACCGACACGTCGCCGACTTGCAGCTTCGCGAGCGCGAGGTTCATCTTCGCGGCCTTGCTCGCGTTCTGCGCCACGTCCTCCGGGTTGCCGCCGGGCGGCGCAATCTCAATCGGCGGCGGCGCGTTCTTGAGCCGAGCCAGTTCGGCCGCTTGCTCCGTAATCTTCTGCTGAGCAGCCTTCGCCGACTCGGCCGCAGCCTTGAGGTCGGCGAACTTGCCCATGAACTTGCCGTCCACCATCAATTCGTCAGGCACTTCGATCTGAACCATTTACGCAGCAGCTCCTTGCTCCTGTGCTCCCTTCAATAGCCCGCCCGCCGCAGCGACGATGCCCGGCGTGGCTGCCTTGTTCTGTTCGTCTTGCGCTCGCGCCTGCGCCTCGGCCTGCTTCTGCTCGTCCGTCTTGAAGAAGCCGTCCGTGTCGAGGTTGAAGTTCGTGCCGAGGCGCGTGCCGACAATCCCGATGTTCGTCTCAGCGGCGACGGCCTCTGGCCCAAAAATCTTCCCGAGCGCGTTGAAGTATTCGATCACCTGCGCGGCTTCGGCGTTCTGCCCGAGCGCGGCAAGGCCGGTGACGATGCGCGGCCGAACCGTCTTGGTGCCTACCAGGTCGATCTTGCCGTCCGTTGACTTCTTGAGCAGGCGAAGCTGGTAGCGCACGTACGGAGCTTGAAAGTTTCCTGAGAGCACCGAGTAGTCGCCGCCGCGCGTCTCGTCCAGCATTCGGATCATCTGCATGACCTCGAACTGCGTCGTGCGTTCCGAATCTCGAACGACCGACGACTGCACGAGGAACGCCATGCCGAGCTTGCGCTGCAAAAGCTCTTGGAAGCCCTGGATTCCTGCAAGGTCGTGCCCGACGTTCGCCACGATGCGCCCGATGTGCGCCGGGTCGGCATCGACGTACGCGTTCTCCGGCATCGCTTCGAGGTCGCGAGCGCGAATGCCCGCCGCCGGATGCACCGCCGTCTTGCAGTCGGCCATCGACACGACGAGCGCGGTGACGGAACGCGCAATCGCCTCCAGCGCCATGAGGATGCCGAAGTATTCCTCAACCAGCCCGCGCCCGTAGTCCTCGCAGTCAGCGCGCGAGAAGCACAGCGGGTTCAGCGGGAAGTTGTCCGTCGTGTAGATCGCATCGGTTCCCTCGACTTCCTCGTCGAGGTACTCCTGGTGCATGTAGTACCGCTTGCGCTTGTCGTCCCAGCACGCATAGGTGTAGTAGACGTGCGGCTCCTGCGGATCGGCGGTCTTGACCTTGCTGGCCTCGTCGATGAGTTCCTGCATGGTCATCTTCGACTCGCGAATCGCTTGCAGCTTCGGCGGCAAGTTCGCCGAGTTGATCGTCTCCTTGATGACGACCTCGCGCACGAATCCGAGCGAGTCGCGCAGCACGCAGTATTTCGACAGAGGCACGGCACGAATCGTCCCGCTCGCCATGAACCACATCAGGACGTTCCCGCCGATGATGAGGTGCTTCATCGCCTCGCCGATCACAGGGCGGTGCATGAAGAGTTCCGTGAGCAGCAGGCACTCGCGCGGAGCCTTCGCGATGTTGTTCTTGAGTTCCTCGTCGATCTGCGCGGCGGCGGCTTTCAGTTGCCCGCCCTGCGCGCCGGCTTGAATGCGCTGCGAGAAGTTCGCGTACTCCAGCCTGAACATCGGGATGTTTGGCGGGAGGATGCCGAGGAAATACTTGGCCGCGAGCGAGTTGACGCACTGTGCGCCGTCCGACTGCGCCGGAGACATCAGTTCGTCGCCGTCCTGGTGCCCCTCCGGCGGCATGATGTGAGGGATTGTGAACGAGGCGCAGTTGCGGAAACGGAGCAAGTAGCGGTCGCGGACCACCGACAACTCGGTGTACCGCTCAGACGCCCGCGCGCGACTTGCCCCTGCGACCACTACGACCCGTCTCCGATTCCGAAGTCAGCCTCAATCGACACAGCGGACGCGGCGGCGGCTCCGAGCAGCACGCCGTTCTCGACGATGAAGCCCTCTTGGAACTTGAACACCATCGGCGCGCTGCCGCTCAACATCGGGTTGTACTCGGCCACCATGACGTTCGTGTTCGGCGTCGTCGGCACCGCAGCCAGCATCCACATGCCGCGCGAGAGGAACGGCGAGGTGAACGTGGCCTTCGAGAGCGTGCCGCCCGTCATGCCGTTGGCGTGACCGGCTGCGGTCATCCCGCGAATCACGGCAGGCGTCAGTGCTTGCCCTTCGCCCGTCTGCTTCGGCACGGCAACCGGAGTCGCCGTGTTCGTGGTGTCAACCGCCGTGAAGCCGCTGACGCGGAACGCCTCGAAGAAGTCGAGCAGCGCCGCCGTGTGTACGGCAGTCTGCACGACCTCGATGCGAAGGCGCGTCAGCACGACGATCTTCGCCGCCGTGAGGCACGCGATCTCGAACAGACGCGCGTTCGCGACCAGCGCAGGCAGCGTCACGAAGCGGTGCGCGACCGTGCAGTGCGTGAACTTTGGATTGGGAAGGATGGAGACTTGGTTTGCCATGTGTGTGTTACGCGCTCACAGCCTTACCGATGGAGAAGCTCACGACGATAGCCTCGGAGAGCGAACCGCCGGAGCAGTTGAACACGGTGATCGAGAACGAGCCTGCGCCGATGGCGCTGACGCCGACGAGATACGCCCCGCTTGTCCCCGCAGAGGAGTGGTTCACGCGGACGACATCGCCTACGGCGCAGGCAGAGCACGTCACGATGAAGGTCACCGCCGTCATCGTGTTGAGCGCGGCGTTGTTGAGCGTGATCGCGCCGCAAATCTTGTTGAGCGTGACGCCAGTTGCCTTGCTCGTGATCTGCGTGACGGTCCCGCCCGCGCCAGTCGAGTAGCCGATGCCGTCCACTCCAGACGACGCGATCCCGTTGGAGACTAGGAGCGAGTTCGTCATCAGGCGGCGGCGTTCATGGTGACGTTGGTGATGACAAGCTTTCCGCCAGTCTCGATTGTGAGCGTGGCTCCAGCGGAAATCGTGAGCGGAAAGAACAGCACGCCGGAACGACCGCTCGGGATCGTCTGCGACTCCGCGAGCGTCGTCGGCCACGTCGAGATGAGCGCCGACGCCAGAAGGACAGCAACGGCGGCGGACTGAGCCGGAGCGGACGGCGCTTCAACGAAGTCGCCAGTCGGCGGCATCAGGCGCTCCGGCCGTCTGTATCGCGGGTCAGCCAAGGGGGATGTTCGCTCCCGGTCCAGGTTGAGAGAGGTTCGAGCGCGCCAGCATGATCGCGCGACGGCGACGATCACGCAGTTCCGTCGCCGGATTGACGAGCATCGCGGTCGGCTCGGGCGCGAGCGGCGCGGGATTCGGAGTCAGGGCGATTTCCCTGGCAACCTCGGCCTGGCGTTCGCGCCTGTTTGCCTTCACGTTTCCACCGAGACTGTCGCGTGTGCTGGCGAACAGGTTGAGCGGATCTTCGATTTTTCTACGGGTCTGCTCCCAACTTGAGTCCTGGTAGTCGTTCACTTGCCTCTCAAGCCACTTGCCGGAGTCTCCAAACCAGCGGCCGATGCTGCTGTAGTTGATCGCTCCTCCAGGTGAGCTACACACGCTTCGCCAACTCCTGCATGTCGAACAGCGCCAAGAGCCCCATCA